CGTTTAGTCTGGGGGGCTGACAGTTGGACGAGGTTGTACTGCGGGTCGCACTGGCGTTCCTCCGCACCCTCGGAAGGTTGCAGAGGCAACGTCAGTAATCGACAAGCAGCTGTCCTGCGAGAATATCAGTGACCATGTAATCCGGATTAAGGATTACACAGTCCAGAACAGGGACGATGTCCGAATAACACAGATCAGCCAGACCAAACCAGAACTCCGAAAGGTCATCGACAGTAACCAAGTCAGGGTGTTGCTCACAGTTGCTTAGGAGAGACTCAACCTCTCCACGATAAGCACCATGAACCCTGACATGGTAAGTCACACCTTCAAGAGAATATTTACCGCCTGAACGCTCCAGGTGTAGATTCGCCCGCTGGACGAATTTGTCTCTGATGATGTGACAATGTCTATATTCGTAACAATGAGACAGGGCCTTACCGGCCATGTACTCATCGTCACTCACCGCTTCGTTGCTATTAGGCCTAGAATTGAACTTGGCCAACATCTTGCCCACCATAGGCAACATCACATGTGTCAAATCTCCGCGAGTAACAGGAACGAAGTGTTTTGACAAAAAATGAGAGTGACATAACTTGGGGTGGGTTGTGACCTTGGCCTCCATTCTAGCCATGGATGCCACCATCCTATAGTGACGACTAGACCTGCGGACCCTCCTAGGAAGGCCCGCAAGCATGTCGTCACCCAAGAAGGTGGCAATGCAACCGGTGATTTGAACCTTGCGAGTCCAGGAATAAAAAATGCACAAATTCCAAAAAGTGTTGCGGAATGTGCCATCAGTGCATCCAGAAGGCATTTGATTCTCGATGATGGCAGATATGCCATACTTCGAATTGTACACCGAGAATTTGTTTGTCGCCTTGTGCAACTTGATGAACCAGGCAGGCGCTCCAAGCCTCGACATGAACATGGTTTCGAGTTGGATGACATCGGAAACTTGGGACTTGTCATTGCTCGAGAAGTCGGCTTCAATGTACGAAGCACAACTTCTCGACGTCAAGAACTCCGATAGCTCCAAAGTGTCTTGCCTATATGCAA